TTCTAACATCAAAGGTATGAATGAGGAGACGAAGAGGATTCGCTTTGCCGATTTCCTGCGCGCAGTGCCCAAGGGCGCCATCGTGTTCGGGACTGATAAGAGCAAGAACGACGCCTGTTTCCGGGAGGCTGTATGGAAGAAGTGCGTTAAGTACCTGGCCAAGATGAACGACATCTTTGAAGAGCAAGTCATCACCAGGTCTTACGTCTACTCGCCCAACGAGGCAACCGCGGACCAGTCGTTTCCCAAAGGCACTCTTGATTTGAAGTATTGGATCATTAAGCTCACCCCCTTGTTAGCCATCTTGCTATCAGGGATTGGGCCCACATCCTTCTTCAACCGACTAGAGTCCACCGTTGAGAACGGCGCCACAGTCCTGGAAGTGTACGGAGAGGGAGCGTACCAGAAGTGGCGTATCGCGGAGAGGCGAGCCGTCGCGTCAACGCACCCTGCCTGGACCCTCCATCCACTTCCCCACGTCGCAGAGTTTGTAGAGTGGCAGCCACTCGCTCCCCACATGGTGACCGATACCAGCGTCAAGTGCGACAAGCTCGAAGACGCTCAAATCGAGTCGTACCATATGGGCTTGAACGAGGGTGACGACCAGGTCCACGCTATAATCCCTTCGAAGACCGACGGATGGGCAGACCTTAGTATTAAGGACACCATCATGCGGTATTCGTCTGTGATGAGCAAGACCACAAACTTTATCTTTGAACCCGCCCCCACTGCGGACGAGCTTGACATGGTTGGCCGGAACAGCGTCTTTGAGATGCTATCCGCGTGGGTCGCCCTCCCTACAGGGCGAGCCGACCTATGTGAAGTCGCCGTAATCGTCCCTAAGGTTCTCAAGGCTATCAGGAAACTCGCGCACTGCACCATCTGCTCCCTGCACACCATTATTTACGACGCAAACGGGGAGCCAGCTGATGTAGCACGTGACGTGATTTTCTGGAGCCTTGCGCTAACGAAGTACTACACGATAGCGATAATTAATCATGAGTCATTAGGCGTTCGAGGGTTGTTCCTGGCACACGGGGACTACGCCTACAAACAACTCGAGCACCTTTTGGGCACACAAGGCGCCTACGTCGCATCAACCGTCTACGGTGATCGCGACCCGGAAAAGCGGCACATCGAAGAAGCCAGCTCCACTACGTTTGCGACCTGCGGGGAAGCGCGCGACATAGCGCACGAACGCATCGCCAACGTGAACAGGGGAAGGGTGACTCGTGTTTGCTGCGCCGCATGGCGCAGCGAACTGCCAGCTCTCGCGACAGAGCCGAAGGAGAAGGTGATCGCCGCATTGTTGGCGTTTGACACCATCTCCCTGTCGATTGAGATTACGGACCAACACGTCAGCGACCCTATGCTGCTGTGGCAAGAACTTGACATCGGCTGCCTTTTGCATCCGTTAGTCATGCATGCCACCGGCAACCACAAGAAGGTCGCGACGCTATTCCGTAGCGCCAACGTGCTCGCAGACTCAGAAGAAACGGTCCAACTGGCACGCCAATACGCGTGCACAAAACCCACCGGATCTGCAAACGAGGATCGCAGGCCGGACAACGCAGCAGGAGCCAAAGGTGATAAAGGCAAGGGGAAAGGAACAGGTGACAAGAGTTCTAGCAAAGGCAAGGGCTCTAAAGACGCCAAACACAAGAGTAAGAAACCCCATTCACACGCCCAATGGTCTGACGGACACTCCACTAGTTGGTGGGTCGACCTTGACGCGAAGCGGCGCGCGGCCTGGAGCCGGGCGTCCGAGTGACCCTAATCTACCTGCCCCCGCCCCCCCGCAAATCAATTAAACATGGGTGGGGTGAGCGGGCCTCCTGCATGCGAATTCGATGGGTATTGTGTCTTTTTACTGTAAAGCGAGAGCCAAGTCCACAGGGTGGAGTCAGTAGTGCTGGGGGGTTACCCGCCCCCCACTGACACATTGTAGGACGAGCGCTTAGAGCCCGCCAATTGGTGGCGCAGTCGGGAACAGGACCTGTGTTCCTAGGGAGTGGTCCCTACCTTCGGGCGACTTGCTTGAGCGTGGGAAGCCGTGCACATTGCGCAGCGTGTGTACGGTAGGTGTATCAAGGTTGGAACTCCACATTGGCAGAGCGCCGAATGTGCCAACCCTACAGGTACGGCGAACGAGTAGAGCCACAATCGTCCGACTAGTGGTTTGAAAGGCGGTACACCTGGCTATGGTTGATGGGGGAACTGGCTACCCCCTTCAGACCTATGGGGTCTCTAATTCCATCTCGGACAGAAGCTGAAC